CCCGACCTTTCATTGTCGAGCAACTCAAGCGCATTTCGAATGCCGTCAACATTCGTGAGATAGGGTGGTATCTGGATGAAGAGTTGTTGAGTGGAAAAGCGTTTATACCCGGTACCACAGCTATTAACGACCTAAGCACATCACAAGTGTTTAGGCAGATCTTACGCAAGGTCGTCGATCTAGGTCCATTGGTAGCCGGAGTTAATCCACCAATTCCCCATGGAGTGACATTTGACGCCAACCTGACATCCATTGATTCATGGGTGGAAGCGACTAATTCCACGACGCTCACAGCCGTGACGCTTGTTTCGCCGGAACTACAGATTGTTGGACCGAATATTTTGATTACATCTCCAGGAGCCTTTGATAGGGCATTTTTCTTTTGGGAGTACACACAGGAGCTTTAACATGTCATTTTGGGATTTTTGGACTGGTACGCCAGAGAAGAGAGAGAATGTTTCCAACCTACGACCTGAGCAGGAAGGCTTGTATAACCAGGCTGTGAATGCAGGGAAGGGACGCGGTGGTGGTGGTGCATTCGGAGATGCCGCCGACTATTATCGAAATAACCTAAGCGATAACCCAGCGGACTTCGATGCCTTTGCTGCACCAGCTCTAAGGCAGTATAATCAAGACATCGTACCTGGAATATCCGAGCAATTCGCTGGTATGGGAGCGGGAGGAAGTGGATTATCTGGGTCTGGATTCCAAAATGCGCAGATTCAAGGCGCAACAGATCTATCCGAACGATTAGCTTCGATGCGCGCCGGACTACGGCAGCAAGCTGCTCAGGGGCTGCAAAATATTGGTCAGACGGGATTGCAGAACTACAGCACCAATATGCAGACAGATCCTGGAACGGAGGGTATGGCATCATGGGCAGTCCCAGCCGCTCTCACAGCTGCGGGAACTGCAATCGGAGGTCCGGCTTTAGGGGCTGTTGGTAATATAGCTGGTCAGGCTGTGACTAACTGGATGAGTCCGAAAGGAAAATCTAGTCCATACGGTGGTGCGCCAGGCCGGGTCGCTCCTAGAGCTAGCCCAAATATAGGCGGAGGGGTAGCGGGCATGCAGATGCCGAACTTTATGCAGGGTAGTGGGAGGGGATACTAATGGTTCAGTATATCAGCAAGGGAAGTCTATTTGGGCGCATAGGTACTAACCTTGGTAAGGGTCTGGCAGAGCAGTTGCCAGCAGCTGTTGAACAAGGTAGATTAGCCGCCGGTTTGAGACAGTTCGAACAGGATGCTGGTGGATTAACACCCCTTCAGCAAGGGGCTAGAATAGCGGCTATTCCTGGGATTACTCCACAGGCACAACAGACATTAGGTGAATTGGCACGTTTTCAGAATCAAGGGAATGCTTACCGAAAAGCGCCAGGAGGGAAGTCCGGGCAACAAGGCCAATCGCCTAGGGATGTTCAGTTCGGTAATTTCCAACAACAGCGGGAACAATCGCAACAGCCCGGGCGTGAAAGTCAAAATATGCCACCTGCCGGGCAGGTAAATAATCGACAGCAAACGCCTAATCAGGCCCCCAATGAAAATACACCACAGGTGATCGAAGGGAATCCTTTAAACGAGCAGAACGTGACTCGGCTCCCTTGGACTCCGCAACAAAGAAACCAGTCGATTGCCGATTATATCGATCAGGGTTTTTTACCTGACCAAGCTAAACAGTTGCAGTCCGATGATGAGGCTAGGGATCTGGGAGAACCAGCAGCGCACCAACAAAGACAAGCCGATATTGAGGGAGCTAAAAAGAAAGTTACTGAGTCGTTGAATCGCCATCTCGAAAAGAAATTGCAGAAGACTGGGGACGAACAATATAAAGACGTCGAAGGCAAGATGATGCTGAATGCCGAAAGAAGAATGATTAGAGACCTAATACAGAACCCTAAAGCAGATATTGATAACGTTGCTAACGACTGGTCAGAAAGACTTTATCAAACAGCCATAGCTAAAGATGACTTGAAAACACTAGGTAAAACCACAGGAATCGAGAATTTTTGGAAAGGCGCAGATACCGAGAAAAGACTTAAGGAATACCAGCACATTTTTAAACGATCAGGAAATCTAGAAGAATTTCAAAAGATATTGAAGGGCCCTGAATTTGGGATGTCTGACCAAGGATCTGCGGTTGTGGCGTATCCACCTAACGCAAAGATAAATAAGTTTTTAAGTTCGTTCAAGCCTTCTATTCTAAATACCTCTAATAAATATCAGGAAGCGACAAAATTAGCTATGGATCTAGAAGATCTTATTGGCCCTGATGATAGCATTCAGTCAATAATGAGGACAATTTCGGCTAAAGACCCTTTTTTTGACCAACAGTCCTTCTTGGATCAAATTTCGGAAGATAAGGACAGGATTGGTTTGAATGAAAGACAAAGACGCGAACTAGGACAGGGGAAAAAGAACCTTATCCCTAATTGGGCTGATATGCTCTACCTTCCAAATTTTTAGGAGATAAAAATGGTTTTACGATCAGATGAGATGGCCAATCAAGCGGAAGTGGAAAGAGATCAAAGGTTCAGGGGTAACGTCTCCAAAGGCGTTTCGGCAGCAGCTAGTTTAGCAACTGGAGCGGCAGGGGGCTCCTTGGCAGCTAAGGTAATGCCTTTCCTGAATCAATATATCCCCCCCGGTCTTGCTATGAAGGGCATTAATAAAGTTGCCCCCAAACTCGGCTCCTTTCTGCAAAAAGGTCATGAAATGGGTTTGGACGTTCAAGAAGGGCTAGACTTCATCAAGGATAAGATCGGCGGTGATCAGAAAGAGTCCGCAAAGAAGAAAGGGAACATCATAGAGCAATATTCGCCTAATATATTCCAATATATGAAGGAATTGATAGGTAAAGGGAGCTCTCCGATAGATGCAGCCGCTAAAGCTAGAAAATTCCTAGATAAGAAACAGCAGGACATCATCTCTAAGATGGAGAAGGACCATAAAACCGATTGGTCAAGTATCGTACAGACCGTTTTCGGTGGTCAAGGAATGGCACCTAACCAGTCTGAACAACAGCCTAATCAACCAGGACAAGGCGGACAGCCTGGCGCAGGGCAACAGGCAATAATGCAAGCTATTCAGGCGGCAGCAGCATCAAGGAAAAGACGTCAATCATGAATCCTGACATCGAAGAACTAGAAGAAATTCTAGATACAATTTTGAAAGGAATACAAGATGCTCTTCAAAACGGAGAGGTTTTGAGCGAGGAATTCCAGTTACAAGTTGCCCAGGAAATTAACAATTTAACTCAAGAAATCGACCAACTTTACGAGCAATCGAATGTATCATCTGAACAACCTTCTAATGTTCCTCCAGGGCCACTTTCAAGTGCTCCTTCCAATGACGCGCGACTTCTTTGGATTTTAAGCGGATCTCAACCGCAGGCATTCATATCCTACCTGCGTACGTTTCCTACTCCAGATACCGGACAGCTATTAAGAAATCCTGAACAGCTGAATTCGGTAATCGAACAGCTGCAACAGATGATGCCGGAGGGACAACAACCGACAGTCGATGGTATTCCGCACGCAGATCTAAACAGCTCGAACGTTTGGGGAGCGAATTACGATCCTAAGTCTGGCAAGATGAAAGTACGATTCCAAGGCGGGTCGGAGTATGAATACGATGGCATTCCCCCGAACATTTTCAATGCCTTCATTCATGGTAATGCATCTGCTAAGACGAAAGGAAAAAATAAATATGGTGAGTGGTGGGAAGGAAAAAATCCCTCACTAGGCGCGGCTCTGAATCAATATATCAAGGCTGGTAACTTCGCATATAGAAAAATAAGATAATTTTTTGCTAGTGATTAAAATAAACAATTGATACGCTGAGGCCAGCGTAAAGGTTGAGATCGCTCCTCACGGGCTGTTTTACGAGGTCGCCGCCGTAGAAGTTTTGAGTCTAATAGTAGACAAAGCATTTACAACACTCTATGGAGGCACATTTATGGGAACAGCAGCTCTAGGCAACACAGCAGGGGGAACCCCGTACGCAACAGGTGTGGATGCATTTGTCTATCCACAATTCATTGGGTACGCCATGCGCGCACCTACTACACAGGACATCGAAAATCCCGGAACAAGTTGGCAAGACAACAGCGTTAGCCCTCCGGTTATTTATCAAACGACCGGAGCAGGTAATTGGGCGACAGCTGGATCTAACCCTGCCACCACGACGACATATGGAACTGTTTTACTCACGGACAACAGTGAGCCAGTAGCTACAAAGGTTTATGCCGATAATCTAGCGATCGCCGGGGCACCTGTTTCAACGACAACAGTGGCCGGTATTGGTCAGCTCGCGACCGATGCAGAAGCCGTCGCAGGTACAGCCTCGACAGGAGCATTAGCGCTATTCGTCACCCCATCTAACTTAGCCGCTGTATTTGCGGCTCCTCCGGCGACAGGAGGAACTACTCCCGCTGCCGGATCATTCACCACTCTAGCTGCTAGCGGATTGGCTTCCCTGAGCGGATCAGCCACGATTACTACCGGTGCCACAGCACTTAACTTGGCTTCTGATGCATCTACAGGGGCTGTAAATATCGGTACAGGAGCTGGTGCCCGTGTGATTACGGTCGGTAACGTCACAGGCGCTACGGCAGTCGCTGTCAATACCGGTACAGGTAGTTTTACAGTAACGACCACGTCCACAGGCGATATTGTTCTTAACTCCGCTGACACAGTGCTTATTGATTCGGCAGGTGTCCTAGAACTGAATTCTTCAGCCGGAGTGATCGGGATTGGTAACGATGCAGTTGCTCAAAACATTAACGTCGGTACAGGCGCAGCAGCTCGTACAATCACGGTTGGTAATAGCACAGGCGGTACGACCGTAACGTTAAATAGCGGTACAGGTGGAGTAAACGTTGGTACGAACGCCATAGCTCAAACCGTATCTATTGGTAACAGCACTGGAGCTACAGCCGTCGTTATCGATGCGGGTACAGCAGGCGTAACAGTTGGGACTAACGCAATTGCTCACATTGTGACAATCGGTAACGTAACAGGGGCAACAGCCGTCAACGTTAACACAGGAACTGGCGGAAGCACCGTTACAACAACGAATGGAATTTTCTCGCTTCTAACGGGAACAGGAACAATTTCGATTGGCGCCGATGCAGCTGATCACATTATCAATATTGGTAACTCTACAGGCGCTACCCCAGTCTCAATCAACGGGGGAACCTCTGGAGTCAACGTGGGTACGAATGCTATCGCCCACACAGTTACGCTGGGTAATAGCACTGGGGCCACTGCGGTTACCATAAACACCGGTACCGGTTCATCGCTGAACCTAGGTACTAACGCTATTGCTCATATCGTAACCATCGGGAACATAACTGGAGCCACTGCGGTTAATATCAACACCGGAACTGCGGGAAGTACCATAACGACCACAAACGGAATATTCTCGTTGCTGACTGGCACTGGAACCATTTCCATCGGCGCAGACGCCGCTGATCATATAATTAACATCGGCAATAGCACGGGCGCGACACCTGTATCGCTGAATGGCGGAACGTCAGGTGTCAATATCGGAACTAACGCGATAGCGCACGCGGTGACAATTGGTAACGTAACTGGAGCGTCAACCGTCGTTATAAATGCAGGTACGGGTACATCCTCCATAAATACGACTAACGGCATACTAAACGTAGCTACAGGGACTGGAGCTATAAATTTAGGAACCGATGCAGCGGCCAAGATCATCACAATCGGTAATATTACCGGCGCGACCGCAGTTAACGTAAATACTGGTACCGCTGGTACGACATATACCACAACTAATGGGATATTCACTCTAGCTACAGGTACAGGGGCCATTTCGATAAGCGCAGACGCGGCGGCTACAACACTTCTGATCGGAACGGGTGCAGCGGCCAAGACTGTGACGATAGGTTCTACAAACTCAACCAGCACAACCACTATTAATTCCGGTAGCGGTAACGTGAACGTAACCGGTGGTCACCTATCGATTGCTACGGTCGCTAAAACGCTTTTGGTTAACGGTGGGGCAGTAACCGATTTCATTGGGACAGGCGTATTGACCGCAGGTACTCAAACGATCGCCAATACAAACATTGCGACGGGAGATGTGATTCTGCTCACTCGCACTGGAGTAGCAGCTTCCACGACATTAGGTGTTTTGACATACACAATCAGCAACGGCGCTAGCTTTACTGTGACGAGCGTAATCCTAGGAACACCTGGATCTACTCAGACCGCCGACGTCAGCACATACGCATACTTTATCGTAAGACCTACCTAAAACAAGGAGAAATCATGAAGTTGGTTAACAAGGTTGAAATCAAGCTCGAAAACTTCGAGAAATGTCACGTAATTAGTGATCAAGATTGTCCTTTGGGCCAGCTTTATGATTACTCCTGTGCGTTTAAAGCTTTTCTCGCTCAGAAGATTCAGGAGAATGAAGCGCAGGCGAAATCTGAAGTAAAAGTCGAAGAACCAGCGGTGTAAAAATGTCAGTCTATATCCAGAATCAGCAGATGCTACCAGCTCCTGAGTTGATAGCAGCTATGACAGGTGCGCCTGCCGTTATCGGCACATTGCTTTATACGCCAGTAAAGTTGGTGTTAGACAATCAAAGCACATCTCCTGTCGTCTTGTCCATCAACATAGGTGGAGGGCCGGTTCAGTGGAAGACATTCACCGCTGGAGAAGCAATTTTTATAGATGATGACATGTACACCTTCCCTGTGGGAACGATATTTACTGGAAATGGAGCTGCCGCTGGCAACTTTTCCATTTCCTACACGTATATAAATCAGCCGTAGGTAACAAATGAGTCAGATTTATAAGAGTCTCACCTCAGGACCTGTCCCACCGGCGGTTCCTACGTCATTCGTTACCGATGTTAACTCACCCTCAGTTCCAATAGCCAACATCGAGAACATTTTCGGTGGATTCGTTTCCACAGACGACTCAGATGGTATTCAGACGGACGGTTCGTCTGGTTCCAATACCGTTACAGTACAGTTGACAAATAGGCTAAGAGGCACAGGAACCACGGTCGGAGCTACTACGGCGGATCTTGTGACATTCGCCTTAGGCGCTTCACTTGGGAGCTACATCATCGACGCAAATTTTGTTGGGTTCGAGCCCACGACGCCCGCCGGCGCAGGATACAGTCTTTTCGGAACAGTCAGGACAGATGGGGCGACCGCCTCTTTGGTGGGTACGCCTGACATCATAAAAAACGAAGATGTAGTACTTCTTCCAGGCGATGTGGCGCTCGTCGTTTCAGGAAATAGCGCTATTTTGCGTGTGACAGGAACGGCTGGGCTTACCGTCAGATGGGTCGTAGTGGCAACATACGTGAAGGTGATATAATGGCTGGATTCGATAATGACACCGTTTATGGAAATAACGCTGATTTCAGCAGAGCTGGATCGAACGGCGGGGAGGCAACCAACGGACTACAGCTAAACGGGCAATTATGGATAGGTAGAACAGCTGTAAACGCCGGTGGAACGCATATCGATGTAGGCCATATAACATCGATAGGCGGGACTGTGGCTATCACTAACGGAGCTGGATTCATTAATATAGATCTAGCTGGTGGTGGTGCCGCTATTGAAACTCTGACCGGTGATACCGGAACCGCTACGCCGATTGCTAACAACATCCAGATAGCTGGAGGACCAGGAATAACCACGAGCGCCACAGGCGCCGTAGTAACGATTAATAGCGTCGTATTCACCGATACAACAGCAGCAACACTGGCTGTAGACAACGGTTACTTCGCGACGGCAGCAGGAACCTATCCACTCCCAGCTACAGCAGCACAAGGAGAGGTTTTGGTCGTCGTATGTGATACCGCCGGGGCTGTTGTTTTAGATGCTCCAGCACTAAACTTCATAAGAGTCGGTTCTGCTATCACCTCTAGTGGAGGTACAGCGACCTCCAATGCTATTGGAGACAGTTTAACGCTTAGATATAGGCTTTCATCACTTACCTGGGAGGCAACCTCTGTGATTGGCACATGGAGTTTAGCTTGATGGCATCTGGACACCTAGATATACTCCATCGTGAAAATGGAGTGTCAAATGCGAATGTGTGTTGTATGCAATCAAGTGAAGAGTTTAATAGATTTCAGAAAAAGAAAAATTTGGTTTTCACATACATGCAAGTCATGTTAGGCATCGCAGTATAGGACGTGGAAAGAAAACATAGGGAGATTTAAAAAAGGCCATATCCCTTGGATAAAAGGAAAACGGCTAAGCGAAGATCAGGTTGAGGAGATGAGATTGGTTAGGAGGAATCCTAACGCCATATCTAAAGGAAAGTCCTCATATCGATATCGTATTTGGACAGACCAGGTGCTTGAAAAGTGTAATAATGAATGTTTACATTGTAAGAGCAAAAAAGATTTGGACTGTCATCATATCAAAGCCTGGAAAACGCATTTAGATCTTAGATTTGATGTTGCGAATGGAATTGCACTATGCAAAAGCTGCCACCGAAAGGAAGAAATGAAAGATAAGGGATTGCCAGGGACGGCAACACGTTTTAAAAAAGGACATAGACTATCCGAAGAGTCTATAGAAAAAATGAAGAAGACAAAGCGTGAAAGATCTATAAAGAGACAACAAAGGTTTTAGTATGCCAGGACCATCCAACAGCATAAACGAGTCCACAACAGGGATAACTGGGTTTACAGGAACTGCATTCACTGGCACTCCAGCTACCAACCATGCTGTAATTGTTGGCGGATCTACATCCAGCACTTTAACAAACGTGGGTCCTACAGCAACAGCTGGACAAGTATTGCAATCGGCTGGGTCTTCTGCCGATCCCGCTTTCAGTACCGCTACTTACCCTGCGACAACTACCGTAAACCAGGTACTCTATAGTAGTGCAACGAACGTCGTTGGTGGTATTACAGCCGCCAATAATGGAACGCTGATTAGTAGTGCCGGAGGGGTGCCATCTTGGTTAGCTAACGGAACGACTGGTCAGGTACTTACCGCGACGACTGGATCACCGCCTGCATGGGCTGCTAATGCTGCTGGTAGCGCGTTCACCTCCATAGTTATCCAGGTGTTTTCGGCGACTGGAGCCAATACATATACGCCAACCGCTGGAATGAAGTACTGTATTGCCGAGATTGTTGGCGCCGGTGGTGGCGGCGGAGGAACATCTACGACAGGAGTCGCGCAAGTGTCCGCTGGAGCGGGTGGTGGAGCGGGTGGGTATGGAAGGGGCGTTTTTAGCGCCGCAACGATTGGGGCATCGCAAACCGTGACCATAGGGACCGGCGGTACTGCTGGTAGCGGATCCGGGGGAGCCGGAGGAACCGGCGGCACTTCCAGTTTCGGTACTTTAATTAGCTGCGTTGGTGGTGGCGGAGGCCTTGGATCAGCAGCGGCAGCACAGATTACATACACAGGCGGAGGAGGCGGAACGGTGTCTGGTGGCGGGGTATCATTTTCAAGTACCGGACAAGGTGGTCATCCTAGTTTTGGAATCGGTGCTAGCGGAGCTGCAATGTCTGGAAATGGAGGATCCTCTTTTTTGGGTATCGCTGGACGAGGAACGGGAACGTCAACATCCTTTGGCGCGGGGCAAGCAGGAACGCAGGGTGGAGGGGGGAGTGGCGGACAAATTCCAGCCAGTCAAACGGGAGCCGCTGGAGGCGCCGGCGGTAATGGATATTGTGTCGTTACGGAATATATCTAAACACCGATCTTGGGACAGTTATTGAGGGTATTTATGCCCAATTGGTACCATATATAGTCGGCCTGTTCGAGTATTCTTTCACGCATATCGTCATCGATCTCATCGAATAGGATGTGATATTTTATGGATGAAAGACATCTGTCTATTTTTAAAGACCTATGAAAAATCATCTCAGGCGTCTCTTCAGAGATATGCTTTAGCTTTAGACCGCGATCTTCATCCTCAGTGGCATGAACGATCAAAGGAAACAGAAAAAATAGAAATAACATTAGCTTTTTCATATGGTCCTTTTTAGGTTTTTCGGATTCCTCGATCATAGAAACCCAGTCTTTTTTTGTCTATATGCGGATTTTGTCAAAAGATATTTCATACATTATTGTCTTGGTGCTATTTTGCGCTAAGAACACGAGGAGATGTGTATGCCACTGGAAAAAGGTAAAAGTAAGAAAGTGATCGGACATAACATCAAGGAGATGGAAATGTCAGGTCACCCTAAAAAACAAGCCGTAGCCGCTTCGCTTAATCAAGCGAGAAAAAGCGGGGCAAAAATTCCTAAGAAAAGAGGTAAGTAGAAATGGACCAAGTGATTAAAAAACTAGAGAAAAAGACAAAATCTTTACTCAAAGGCGAGAAATCCCTCCTGAAGGCCGATAAAAAACGCGATGCGGTTTGTGCGATGGGAGAAAAGGCGATGCACAAAAAGAAGAAGTAGTGTAAACGGTATTTGAACACTCTGTTGGTTTAGAACGGGGTATGGGTAAGGTTGGGTCGCTCCCTTACCCATACTTTTTTCATATCGTAATAATCGCTATCATAGCCACGACTAGAGCCGCGCAAGTGGCTAGGAAAAGTATCGTCCCCACCACGCCCAAGATCGTTCCGATGATCAGTTTGAACACATTATTGGCCACTTGTTCTACGCGCATGTGATCCTCCAGCTGTTTATAGAGCCTTTACGGTATTGATCAAGATCGATTCCTCTAAGGACTTCGATCTTAGAGTAGTCCACCGCTCCCTTTCTCTGTACCTGGCAGAGTGATATACCCGCTCCCCTGGTGTTTGATTCTCCACTCAAGAACACGAGCTGCTTTCGCGCATCTTCTTCGTCTCTTTCTAGCTCTTTTATGCTTCGGACTATCTCTTTCCATCTTGTCGCGCACTCGTCCCATAAGGCATCGTCCCTTTCGACATAATCCCCCTCGATAGGTTCGGGGGGGGTCCTATTGATTAAGCATTCGTAGAATTTACGTTCTTCTTCCAGCATCTTCTGAACGTATTCATCATCTCGTTTTACCTCTACGATCACGCCGTCCATACCATCGAAGCTGAAGTAATACGCCTTCTGTACGCCTGCAACGTACATTTGATGCTGTAGCTGCGGGTAGTAATGCGATGGAACCTTACCCTGCTTAGCTGTGGAATGATCTTTATCACCAGGACATTTTACTTCCAGGATAGCGCCTGAACTATCGTCTAGGCCATCCAATGAGGCCATGAGCCAGTCTTTAACAACGACAGCGGGCTTCATTTTGTAGCCAGTCTTGACATTGAAAAGGTCCCTGGCTATAGGCTCTAGATCAACTCCACGCTGCATGCGTTCGTTTGGACGCATTGGCGGTTCATCGGATAGCTTCTCATGATATAGTTGTATGCGTGTTTTCCAGTGACTAGCGCCCATGACAATATTGGCGTCGGTAGCCGTGATCTTAGTCTTGCGTAGGGCGAGCCACTCTGGGCTCCCCTGTGATATCTCTACTACCTCTAATTGTGGTAATGCGCTCATCTGGCCCCCGCGGCTAATAGTTGAGGTTGAACTTCGGCACACAGTTTCGCGTAATGATCTTCCAAGTTACTGCGAACAGCGGCCATAGCACCATCGAACTTATCGGCTGTAATGCCTGACAGGTCGTCCGTTCCGTATTGCCGCTTCACATAGCTGTAGAACCAGTTTTTGTATTCCCCGTCACAATCATCGAGCATCGCTTTTAACTCGGAAATCTGTGAGATATTGAGTTTAGACTGTTGCTCAATCTTGGGATGGTTTTCCATAACATCAATAGGTAAAATAGTCGGCTGTGTATCTGCCTGCTCCATTTCCTCTTTCGTATAGATCCCCGACATTTCGGCCGGAAAAGCCTTCCTTAAGGCTTGCGCTTCGGCGCACTTTGCCAACATTGTACGCGGCATAGTTGCCCACATACCGGTGGGTCGTTTTTGCCCAGTTTGTTTGTCCACGAAGGTTTGAACGTATTCCTCAAGGTAAGCGCTAGCGGAAACAGTGTGCCAGGTCCGGTCGGCTGTTTGTTTCTTAATGTAGGCAGTAGATGACACCAAGCGGCCGTTTTCGTCGTATACGTAGGTAGGCTCCGCGCCTGGTGCATATCGCTCCGTGCGCTCTGCGATCAACCGGTATCCATCTATGCCGGTCTGAATAGTCATCGATGTTTTCCATTGCCCATCCGCACCCTTGCTTTTTCGCGGCATGGCGTAGATCTGACGCATAAACGGATCTAGTTGGGTCTTGATACAGGCCATGAGGAATACTTCGAATTCCTCGTCGCTAATCCCCTTACAGATAGAGTTCTTTAAAATCTCTTTCTGTTTATAGGTGAAGTGTTCTGCTTGCGCTGGAGTCAATCGTAACGTTACTTCCTGGTTCATTCTTTCCCCCGATTTTTTGACAGTCTCGGGAGCTGCGTAGGATAAAGATTGATTTAAAGCGTTTGCGGCCGTATGGTTGTTGCCGCAGCGGCTCGAATTTTGTCTTGGCGGACCATCTAGTTGATGTGTTCCTGTCGCTGCACCCTCTTTAAAAATACTCATTGATCACTCTCATTGTTAAAAGATTTTCTTTAAATGTCACCTTCTTTTAGTTGGCGCTAAGAGATGGTGCCCCGCTGTTGTCGTACGAATTGTAGACCGAAGCCGGATTAAAATCTACAAAAAAGATAGACTTTGGCAAATTGCATATTGTACTTGACATCAAATGTTCGATTCGTGCTAATATGACATCGATAACGCTAGGAGATAACATCATGCAAGTAAATAATTTGAAAGCCTATTTAGCTAATATTGGCGTGACTGTGCGAGAATTCAGTGAAACTATCAGCGTCACTGAAACTTATCTGTCCGCGATCATACACGGACAAAGAGTCCCAGGTCCGCGCCTTGCAAAAGACATATTCGAGGCTACGGATGGCGTAATAAGCTTAACTACTAGAGTGCGAAAGAAGGACCAAAAGGGTGAGGGCTCCCAAAATGAGGAGGAGCAGGCCCTCGCGGTCTAGTTTGGGTGGACCCGGGGATAGCTCACATGCGTCTGGTTGATCGACAATCTCTGATTGCAGCTGGGCTTCCTCGAACATACCTATCCCCGTGTGCCTTAATTGATACGGTGTTTTTAAAATATTTGCTACACATATCGAGAAAATGGTTGGAATTATTTTAAAAAATACGTAATAAGGAGTGCGCAAAAGAGGGATAAGAGATGTTGATCCGCCAAGATTTTCACGAACAGACGAAATTACCGCCGCGCATGTTCTTAGAACAGGTGATGGATAGCCTATCGAAAGCCTATTGCTTTCTCTGGGACAATAAAAACGAGCAGAACAGATTATCCATGACATGGAAAGATCTTTCTGTTTACTATAACAAGAACGCCTTTCGCACGGCGCTTAGGAAGCTCAATCGTCAGGGCTTGTTGAGCTACGAAGAATCAGGTGACGGCATCGCAATCGAATTGGTCGGTTGGGATGAGATAGTCGCTGGGGGATAAAATGAGAGTGCCAGGCTTTTTATGGCCCGGCACACGGTAGATCTGAGGGTGACACTTCAGATCAGGATACGGAAAAGATTACTGTGACTCACATCTTATCATGTTGTCCATTTTCTTTCCATATCCTTTGTGCATTAAAAAAGCAATTTGCAAAGGATTACATCAGTGGACTCACCTGCATTTAGAAGACACAAAAGCCCCGCTAAGTGGGAAAAAGGTTCCTTCACCCTTCCTAACAGGCTGGTACAGAATAAGAATTTAACCGATTCCGGATTTCGACTTTTGGCCTGGATGGTATCTTGTTCCGACGAGTGGACAATCTATCAAACGGACATAATGGCCCGGTTCGAATGGGGCCGAGAAAAGCTAAAAACTGCTATCGACAATCTAATAGATTTAAAATATCTGATAAAACTTTCGCAGCGCGTCCTAGGGGGAGGAAGATATGGCCCTTGTGATTATGAATTTTGCCCTCAAGGGTTTACTGATGAAGAAATAAAAGAGATTCAAATAATTTCACCGATGTCGGGTTATCCGACATCGGACGATCCGACGTCGGATGACCCTACATCTAAACAAATACCAATCTTAACCAATCCTAATCTGAAAGATGTTTGTAAGCGGGAGGACCCGCCGCTGGAAAATTCTGGAATACCGGAAGAGGAAAAACAGCCGTCCAGATTGAACGGCGCTCTCGTCTATCGGCATGTCATCACCCCGCCAAAAGGTGAGCCTATTGAAATCCTCAAAGAGGAGATCTATCGCCGCTCCCTAGGGGAATATGCTCGGAATAAATGGACTAATGCTGAAATTGCAGATGCGTGGGAATCCCTTATCAATTCTAGAGCCCCGATCATTAGCCCGTGGCGATATTTGGAGAAAACCATCGAAGGCATCCGAATGGCCTTGAAGAAAAAGCAACAAGCACAGTATTGTAAACGTAACTCAGTAACAACCAACAGTTTAAAGGATAATATTCAATGTCAGCAGGCGAAAGATACTTCACAGATAGATTCGACGAAAAAGTCCGAGAGCTCCAGCGAAAACTTTGCGGAAAAGAGTACGTCGGGGCTTCTTTCGCCAAGTTCGTTCAAACCGATCCAATTACAAGGCGAATCTCGGCTTGGTTATCATCTCCGACGAACTTCCTCGTCTGGACAGGAAAGCCCGGAACCGGAAAAACATACTTCAAAGCATGTATGATCCATTGGATATTAGAGCGAAGCTTCCCTTGGACAAGTAAACCTGAATTCAACTGCTATCGATTTTGGACCGAGAGGGAATTTATCGAACGAATCAAGAGTAGCTGGGAGCTTAAAGGGGATGAGCATACATCGGTTAAACTGGCCAGTGACTCTGACATTCTATTTTTCGATGATCTAGGCAGCACGGGCGAAGGAACCTCAGACTGGAAGAAAAAAATTATATATGAATTTGCTGATATAAGATGGGGTGACGGTTTGCCAACGATTATCACCACGAACCTAACGAAGGAAGAAGCGTCTAAGGCTTATGACGAGAGAGTGGCGGATCGTATTTTTGCCAAACGTAATATCATTATCGATACTCACGATCAGGAAAGCCGAAGATGATTCGATGGGAACTTCCGCTAAAAACGATTAGCGAGTCCAACACGCACGAGCATTGGTCTAAAGCTAGCAAGAGACACAGACATCAGCAATTCTTCGTTAGGGCCCTGTTTACGGCAGAAATAAGGCCTATCCCGATGCCGTGTGTGATTACGATGACGCGGATAGCCTCGCGGATGCTGGATGACGACAACGTTCCGGTGAGCATGAAATGGATCCGGGACGAGATAGGCGCCCAGCTGTTCCCTGAGAAAGTGGTCAAATACCAGGGCAAAACCAAGGGTAAATTGGTCAAAAACAAGGGGCATGCCGACTCCGACCCGCGAGTAACCTGGAAGTATGCTCAGGAAAAAGGGAAAATTCAGGGAATCAGGATTGAGATTTGCTCAGCTCCCGCAGAGCTGCCCGATATTGGCCATGCACATAGTTGATGACTGTCCCAGGGCGAGTCTTTACCATCTCGTTGAGGTCAACCTGCTGCTTCTTGATATTTTCGCACATCAAAGAGACTGCCGTTTTGTCCATAGGTCCATTGTGTTTTGCCATGACGTAACTCCCGTACTGTAGCTTTCAATTCCTCATTCTCCTGCTGAAGCGAGACGCACACTTTTTTAAGCTCGCCTTGCTCAGCAAAAAGCTTCTTCCTCACCTTTTCCATGCTACCGCAGAGTTTGTCAATCTGCTTCTGCATATGAAAAAGCGCATTTTCCTCCGGCGTCTTGCCGTCAAAGTTGAATTCTAACTGGATATCCATGGAAACTCACCGCCTTCCGAGTGAGTGTCAATTGGATGCCCCTAAAAATCAACTAAAGAAAAAATTACACATATGTTAAAACAATGTTTTACACAAGGAGCTTTTTAGTGAATTCTACCGACGAAGACCTCGTAAAAGGGAAGTGGACACTTACTGAAGTAACGATCAAATCACTTAAAGAGCACCCTAAAAACCCGCGCCAGATAGGCAAAGAACAGTTTGAGAGGCTGGGCAACCTAATCCAAAAGTTTGGATTGATCGACAAGCCAATCGTAAATATGGACATGACAATCATAGGCGGACACCAACGCATTCGGTACCTAAAAAGGCAAAAGATTAAGACTGTAGAGTGCTGGATTGCCAACCGCCTACTCGACGAAAAAGAAGTCGAAGAGCTGATGATTGGGGTGAACAAGATTCATGGCGCATTTGATTTCGACATCCTCGCCAACGTATTCGATCCAATAGACCTGCTGAACTGGGGATTCTCCGAGAAGGAATTGCTGGATACCTGTAGCGAGGCCGAAGAGATATTAGAAGAACAGCAGCAGGAAGAGAAAAAGAAGTCGATGAAGGAATGTCCCAGCTGCGGACATAAATTTTAAGCCGGGAGGTTTACATGAATTCAGGACCAGGTCTGCTAGTCGCTGGTGTAGGTCTAACCCTCTTTACTCTCCTGGTATTTTTCACGACCAAATGCATATCTGCTGGGATAAAGGCTAAACCCGAAGAGCCAATAGCCCCGTCGGTCTCAGAGAAAAAGCCGCCTGATGAAAAAGATAAAGAGTGGGAAAACCCTCTCATATTATAATCACGATCATTATCCTGATGTCAGGAATATGGTTTTAGATATGGTATGGATCAATTTGTCGGCCCCGACAATATGATCGACAGGCCATTGCGGATCATTACGAGGAGATGCTCGAAATGGTTAGTGGGTTACAATTTTAAACCGACTGGACTCCATGGACTATTCAACAATTATTCTGAGCTACGTGGATCTTCTGGACATCCTAGACGAATATCGTGTAAATAACTGGAAAAGTCAGCCTTGCAATGTTGAGGCATATGCGAAATATGTGTGGGAGCAGTACCGGGAAGAGATTAATCCACTAGAGGAGATAGAGTGAAAATTACGCCGAAGAAGGGATATGTCCTAGTGTCCAAACAAGAAATCGTGCCAGAGAAAAAACAGGGTGCTATCCTCCTGATCGACGAGGAAAAGCGCAAAATCTATATGCGTCTGGAAAGCGATGGCGAGCTCTATCACAACGGCGATTGCGTCTTTACCCAACCGTTTAGCACGAAGATGGAGATCGAGGACAATCTTTTCCTGATGGAAGAGAAAGACATCGTCGCCTGCTTCACTCTATAGGCGTTTATTAACCATGACAGAACTGAAAACGAAAACTCTCGAGATTTTTCCAGACGACAAGACCCGTGGCAGAATTATAGAAACGCTGGCCGGTTGCGTCTATGTGTTATCAGATGAGCTAAGAAAACATGTAGATCCAAAGGACCTACCCGAAATAGTCGGATACCACGTTGGCCTCGGCATGGGTATATTAGGGGCTGTTCTTGGACGAATAAAAGTGCAAAACGCCGTTCCGTACGATATCAGCTATTCCGATGCGGACTACGATCAGAAATTGGATATTTTAGTGGAAACGTTGATTCAACTAAGGGAAACATGCCGTGAGCGTAGAAAAGGTGAACTGCCGTATGAGGATAAATGACTGAACAAGAAGCGTTCGCATTTTTAGACGAAAATTTCCATATCAGCCTCAGGGATACAGCAGAAAAGTTGCAATTGCAAAGCCGGCAAGTGCTTGATTTATGGGACATAGTAAAACCATACATCTCAGCGTGGGAAGCACAGCGAAAAGAGTTACAACATAATTAATGTTATCGGACATTATGCCGGCATTTATCGATTATACAGGAAAAAAAATCGGCAGGGTTGTAGTCGTTGAGAATATCGAAAGGGGCGTTCGGTCACTTTGGAATTGCCTTTGTGACTGCGGGAACAATTTCCAAAGCGAGCATCGTTCATTCAAACGTGGAGAGACTTTCGAATGCGGCGACTGCCGTCAAGAGAGAAAGAGAGGCGTAGATCTTACGGGAAGAAAATATGGGAGATGGACGGTTATAGCCAGGGAACTGAACAAACACAATAAGACGGTTTGGCTTGTTAAATGTGATTGTGGAGCTCTAGGGAAAGTCGCTACATGTATTCTCGGTACTAAGAAATCTATGAGTTGCGGATGTTTCGGTCGTAAGAAAAAATCAAAATACGTCAACGATACGCTTTATCCTCCCGAGCATAAAAAAGCATTAACAAGGATATATTGCATCAGAGTAAGAATAACCCAATCCTGCTACAACGAAAAAAGCGCCAATTACCGAAACTATGGTGCGAAAGGCTATACCGTTTGTGAATTATGGAAAAATGGCGCTCTGGATTTTTATAAATGGTGTATCGAAAATGGATGGGAGCATAACCATGTGGTCGGCATAACCGAAGGAAAAACTGAATTCAACCCAGAAAATTGCTACATAATGCCTGAAGGCGAATATCGAAGCATGGTAATGCAAAAGAAAGTCACCTATGAAGGAGTCACCAAGACCGCCGCAGAATGGTCAAAAATCGGTCAGGTCAAATCCTCTACCATTCTGACTAGACTAAATAATGGATATTCCATTGAGCATGCTATTTTTGCGCGGCGCTGGAAATTTTCTGGTTTCACTCAAACCTATCCTGATGAAGAGATAAAAAGATTATACGAAACGGGATTGTCGCTAGCAGATGTAGGCAAGAAACTCGGAATATATTACCACACGATAAGCAAGAGACTTCGCGCCATGGGCATTGTGCCAGATATGAAGGGCAGGCGCGTGTACAGAGAAAGAGAGTGTTCGGTATGCGGGATAGCATATGTTCCTACGAACTCGAATCAAAAAATATGTTCGGCCGAATGTAAAAAGAGATCCAGGCGAAAGAATCCATAGCTATAATCCGTCGAATGCGCTCCCTGACAAACCGACGTCAGAATAGGGTACTCCCACACACATCAATAACACTTATTTTAAACTGCGTGTTTATAGAGTCAAAATCATATTGGTTGACAAAACGTGTCTCATCTATTAAGATCCATCTAACATAAACTGAGCCGACCGTGAAACATGATGAAAAGGAATGAGATTATGCAAGTGGTATACGGAGTTTTATACGTTATTTTTTTAGTCTGCATGATGGCGGGTATTTTTTTCGGTATGCCCAAACTAATGGACTATGTGGATTTAAATTTGGCCAGGGATCATCTGGAAAATAGGGCTCAGCGAAAAGTTAGGGATTTAAGATCACAGCTTAGAATCATAGAGCTGGAAAAAGAAGCCATAGAATTGGAAAAAAAACTAAAGGAAAGAAACATTGGATAACCTAAACATCACCCAAGTTCTATCGATTGTCGCCCCCATCATCATAACGGTCATAGTGAGTGCCTATTACATTCATCGTGATATCGTTTCGGATATGAAGATACAAACGTCTCGAGTCGATGCGGCAAATGCGCGCATTGACCAGCTACATGTGATGTTTTACGAACTTCTCAGAGAGGTAAAGAAGTGAATGATGTGCCCGATAGAGAATTGATCGAGACGTCCAATAGTCTTCTTAGAATATGGGATATGTTTGAATATCAGGAATGTCATCATAGACGAGCGTTTGGAGAATTGTTGTATAGATGTTCGCACGCCATCTTGGTATTTGAACTATTCACAAGAGGGCATATGAGCGTGGATGATTTAAAGTCCGCGATCATGCGATGCGTTACGCCTTCCGATATACTGAAATGTTACGTTGATGACCTGCAAGGTCAGGTTACTGATCTGGAGAATGGAGAATGACTGGTAAGCGCATAGGATACAAGCGCGTCAGCACCTCTGAGCAGAATCCCGAGAGCCAGCTGAATAATCTCCCGCTCGATAAGACATTCGTGGAAATCGAAACCGGCTATTCGATGAAGGATAGGCATCAACTCGCTTTGATGAAAGATTACGTGCGCGAGGATGACACGGTCTTTGTGGAGTGTCTGGATCGCCTAGGCCGCAACAGCTACGACCTTGATGAGATAGTGGAGTTTCTCCTAGCCAAGGGCGTACAAATCACGTTTGTCAGGGAAGGTATTACTCTAGGTAAGAAAAACGACTTGATGTCGAAACTGGCCTATGACATGATGAAATCATTTATTCATTTCTTCTCGGCGCTAGCTAAGGAGCGCCAGCGCATTGGTATTGATAAGGCAATGCGGGAAGGCCGATACAAGGGACGAGCGACAAAGTTAGACGCAGAAATGATTGCTGCACTGAAAGCCCATATGCTCACGCGAAAGACGAAAAGTGAAATCGCCAAAGACTTAGGTGTTTCTCGGGAAACCATTTATCGGTATCTGAACAAGATCGCACAAGATGAACAGGCGACGAAGGATGTCTAGAGAGAAGAATTTGCGAACCGATTCAAAATGGATTAGCGTGGACGAAGCGCTGCCGAAAACAGACGTCGAGATTCTTTTCGTTTCTGAAGGACGCGTCAAATTCGGCGAGTATATCTGGTATGATCCTGATTACCGATGGCTTGATAGCCTGGTTCACCTATATCGTTACGATGTTCAATATTGGATGCCATTACCTAAACCACCAACGGGAGACAAAGCATGAAAGGATATAGATTTGCGACGATTTTTATAGCATTCGCGCTGTCGATTCTTGTAATAGATAAGTTATCATCGAAAGAGCCGGTACCCAGGGTCAGAGATGGCAAAGAATATAGACAATGGTGGTGTCCGCGATGCGATAAAGTCACCAGTGGTTACGGCCCTCCCTATACGTGCACCCACTGCGGGAAGGTCCTGTATTAATATGGACGAGGCTATAGTGAACCAGGGTAAAATAATAATGGCTCTAGAAATTGCATTAGACTATGGGCAGAGCAAGGGAGAACGTCAAAAAGCGTGGGTCATTGATCAAATCGTACGGACGTTGAGTGGTGATAAATATCCCGAAGAAATAAAAGACTATTGCGAGGGAAATTATGGTCCGAATTCCTATGATTGGGACGAGGGAATTGTGCCTGTGATATGTCGGTCATGTATACGAAATTGATGTTCTGTATGCACGTTGCGAAAATGTGCACAAAAAAAGAGAAATATTAGACAGATGCCTAGAAAATATGTGATTACAAAACCATGGCCTAGGAAAATTTGCTCTGAGTGTGGCAAACCGGCTAAAGGTCTCGGATTTTGCAGCAAACATTATCAAAACTTTAAGCGTTTAGGCAAAGCTAAGGCCAATCAAAATAAATGCAACTCTGTTGATGATTTTTTACGGGAAATACACACATTAGAATCCGGCGAAAGCGGATGTAAGTTATGGAAGAGAGGAACGGACAAAGATGGATATGGGTATTATGCTATCGATGGAATCACATATGGAGCACATAGGTTGCTTTATAAGTTATCTTTCCCAGGAGAATATAGTGGAATGGTCGTCATGCATATATGCGACAACCCCAAATGTTGCAACATAGAACATCTTCGGATAGGCACGCCATCTCAAAACACCTACGACATGATAAAAAAATCGAGAAACGTTAGGGGAGAGCGAGTGGGGACATCGCGGTTGAGTGAGGCTCAAGTGCTTGACATCAGATCAACGTATCATTTCAAGTCAGCGACCGAACTAGCCCAAGAATATGGAGTCTGTAAACAAACGATATGCAACGTGCTAAATGGAGCAACCTATGTAAACGAGGACTACAAACCGGTGAATAGGCATGTAAGGATAGAGATATGAATGAGCCGACTATAGCCACTGAGGGAAGTCTGTTTGTTTCCACCGATCTCAGAGTTTGGGAAAGAAGATGGTGGGGATGGAAGTTTCTTGGGATCCATGAGCCCCATAAAAACATACCATATCCCTACGAGAAGATTGATCATATCGAGGACATCGTTGACGGAGTGAAAAATTGACTAGAGAAGATAAATTAAAGATCGCTCGCGCGGCATTCAAAGAAATACTGGCTGCCATGAAAATCGTAGAATTAGCCTATGGCGTGACTGTGCATTGGCAGGAATATATAACTGTCGATCATGAAGAATTCAGATCGCACGAATTGATGGAGGACGACGAATGAGCGGAAATTGTCAGATGTGCGGTGAGCATTGCATCGATTGTCAATGTGATAAGCACACTATGGTCAGAGAGATGCCTGAATCGGTTGACATGGTTAACAGCCCTCCTCACTATCAGGGTGCTAACTTCGAAGTGATAGACGTGATTGAAGAGTTTGGCTTGAATTTTCACCTGGGCAATGCAATCAAGTACATACTGCGCGCTGGTAAGAAGGGTGACCGCAAGGAAGATCTAAGCAAGGCTGTCTGGTATCTGGAAAGAGAGATAGCGGATGAAATCTGATAAGTACACAGAAGTAGAATGTAAGAGTCCTTTCATTCAACCAGGTACAAACATATGAGCATATCCACCTCATACCGCAATCCTATATGGGAAGAGATCAGGGATGCTTGGTATGATCTAGTCCCCGATTCCGGTAAGAAAAATGCTGCGATGTTCTTTCCTCCCCTGAATGAATATATCAATGTCGCTAAGCATTGTTTTCACGTTCATGAGGTCCCGATCGACATCAAGATGTCATTATAAAGTTCAAAGTGTAACATAAGTTCTTGAGTTTCTGTCCCGCATATAGTATATAGTTTTTTAAACACATGCGAAGTCGGGATAGTTACAATGGGTCGCACAAAAAAAGAAATCAATTGGGACGTTGTTGAAAAGAAAGTAGAAGCAGGCTGTTCGGCTAAAGAAATATATGAATGCGTAGTCGATAGCGATACATTCTATAGAAGATTTAAGGAACATTTCGGCGAGAATTTCGCGGATTATTCGGCACGAATCAAGAGTGCAGGGCCTGGAAATATTAGATTCACCCAGTACATGAAAGCTTTGGCTGGGAATACGAATATGCTAATGCTTCTAGGACGTGAATTGCTAGGCCAGGGAAAAGAACCCGAGAGGATTTCTCCGTTCGAAGATGCTATTGCAGAGCGTCATGAGCTTATGATACTCCGTTCGCAAGTCCAAAAGCTTAGGGAGCAGCTGAATGTTCAAGATACTTGACGAGAACATTGAATATCTATCACAGCTCACTAAAGACGAAGCCGATTTTATCGAACATATATTGAGTTGGACAGATGAGCAGAGAGTAGCTTTCGCTATGGCTAAACGAATATTCGAGGATAAGCAGAATGCCGACAAGCCCGAAGCAGGATAGGAGCTTCGAAGAGGCTACCCATCGTTTCAATATCTGGGTGGGCGCTGTCCGATCAGGCAAGACCTATGCTAGTCTGGAAAGATTTATGTACGATCTGAAGAACGGGCCGCCTGGTGACGCGATGATTATAGGCGTCAACCGCACTTCCATTCAACGAAATATTCTTACACATCTCTATAGGCAATTAGGTTTCCCATGTCCGACAGAGAAGTCCCAACAAAGCAAACTATATGGCAGGACTGTGTGGTTTGTGGGGGCACCCGATGTGTCCGCCGTCTCGACGATTCAGGGCAGTACGCTAGCGTTGGCTTATGTCGACGAAGCGACAAACATCCCAGAGCCATTTTGGAGGATGCTAGAGAGTCGTTTAAGTGTTCCGGGTGCGAAATTACTAGCGACGACTAACCCTGAGGGACCAGCTCACTGGCTTAAAAAGGACTTCATAGATAAGAAAGGAATCGATTTAGCCTACTGGAGTTTCAACCTAGATGACAATCCCTCACTCGATGAAGATTTCAAAAAGCAGCTTAAAGCATCGTATAGTGGACTGTGGTTCAACCGCTACATCCTCGGCGAGTGGTCGCTCGCACACGGAGCCATCTACGACAATTACGACCAATACAACGAATACGAAAATCCGTATCCTGCTCCGAACTATTATATCGTCGGCGTGGATTATGGGACCACTAATGCAACTGCTGCCGTGTTATGCGCTATTACTCCCAACAAATGGCCTCAGATACGGGTCGAAGCGGAATATTACTATGATTCAGCTAAAAAGGGACGTAGCAAAACCGATCAAGAGCTTGTACGAGACATCAAGGATTTTATCGGATATAAAAACGTCTCTGCAATTTACGTGGACCCTGCCGCTGCGTCTCTTAAAATTGCACTACGACAGGCGGAGTTACCCGTTCTTGACGCCAACAACGATGTCCTACTTGGTATTAAGATCTGTTCTAAATTTATCGGCGGAAAGAACATAGTCATTCAGAAGGGATGCACGGTGCTTCGCGAGCAATTGCAATCCTATGCATGGGATTCTAAGGCAGCTGATAGAGGCGAGGATAAGCCGGTCAAGAAGGACGACCATATTTGCGACGCGTTACGCTATGCCGTGGTCTCTGCGTTCCCTCAAGGTGAGTTCAATCATCCGGACGAGCATCTTAGCTATGACCAGCTTCGCCGCAAGGTTTTTAGCGACGATGATGGATGGGGAGCTGCATTGAATGCAGGGATGGGAGGATATTGATGGGATATTGGGTAGACGAAAATACGTATCAGTTCGACGATGAAAAAGAAATGATGGCTGATTTAGGTATCGATGCCGACACGGTAAAGGGCGATTACGCAGAAGCGCATCACCACATATCTAGATTTTGGAATCGATCGGAAATAGACAAGCGGTTCATAACGGGGGGAGATTAGTGGACTATCAAGCACTGCTTCAGGCCGTCGATCATTGGAAAGAAGAAGCTAAAAGATACGAATGGATGTTTCTAGAACAAAAAGAAATGTGTGATGGATATCGTGAAGTGATCCAAGAATTGGAGCAGCACATAAGGGCACTTCAATTAAATAAATTTGTCGATAAAAACGATGTCTAGAATACGGTATCAATGAATGATTTTTGGGGAATGATTCGGCGTCTCGGTAGATGTAAGTGCGATCTATGTCAAAGCCACATTAAGGAAGCGCTGAAGGAAGAAAACGAAAGACTCGAGGCTATTCGACAAGCATCTTTGAATAAAACAATTGACAAAAACGATGCCTAAAATGGAACGTCTGTGATATAAAGTATTTTAATTCACAGGGACGCTCTAGATGGGTTCATACGAGTCAGGCCAGTATGCTATCGGGGGCGGCTACATAGATCCCTCTGACGTACAAGCTAAAGACATCAAGCAGATGATGGATTGGTTCTACCAGTCCAACTACACTACGAACTCAACCTATTGGCTTCAGGGCGCTATTGACAAGCGATTCAAGGTTGGAGATCAGCAGCTCTACAACCAATTCTACGGAAATAACGCGCAGAACGTTCAGAAGTTCTTCTTCAACCTGATTCGCCGTCACATCAACATGATTGTTGGCTATCAGCGCAAGAACAGAAAGTCCACGGTTACTGTTCCAGTCCTAAATGATTCCGATCCTATCGCGGATGACTACAACAAGGTCATGCGTTGGGTTGATGATAGGGATGGATTTCAGGAATATCTATCTCAAGCATTTGAAGGGGCCTGCGACACGGGAGAGACACTTCTACATCTATATCCCGACTACACCTTCGACCCGGTCTCAGGAGATCTATTCACAGACTGTGTGGCCTATAACAACTACCTTATAGATCAGTACACTAGGAAGCAGGATTTATCAGACTGTAATGGCATCTGGCGCCGGCGTTGGACCTCTAAGGAAGAAGCCAAGGCTCTTATTCCCGGATACGCGAAAGAAATAGATAAGATGAAACCTGGGGGAATGAAAGATGGAAGATTCCCATTGCAGGCTGAGTTGCAGAATGTGGCCATCTCTAACTTATTTACGTACGACGAATTCTATTACCGTACGACTCGCCCTGGCAAGATCATCGTTGATCCTTACACTGGAGAAGCCGTCGAGTGGGAAGATGACGAGACAGAAGAAGAAGGGATGATGGAGCGCGTGCTCTATCAGCAACCTTGGTTGCAGGTCAAGAAAACAGATATTCCTACGGTTAAGCTCGTCATATGCCTTTCCGGAAAAGAAGTATATCACGGGAAGAATCTGCTAGGAATTGATCAATATCCATTTGTTCCCGCACAGTGCTACATCGAACAGGATATACAGGCATATGCATGGAGAAAGCAGGGAATTATACGAAATTTACGTGACTCTCAGTTCCTCTACAACATGCGCAAGGTCATTGAGCTACAATTATTACAAAGCTCGCTCAATGCAGGTTGGATCTACCCCGTGGATGTGGTCCCTGACCCCAAATGCTTCCGTCAGACCAGCGGCGGCGACGGTTTCCTTATCCCGCTCAAGGCCGGTCACCTACCCAACGAAATAGAGCGCATCAACCCCGTAGCTATTCCACAATCTTTACTTGAACTTTCTGCAAGTTTAGCCGAGGATATCACTAAGATTTCGGGGGTAAATGAAGAGCTTTTGGGCGCAGCGACGGACGATAAGTCTGGGATTCTCAGTATGCTACGACAAGGCGCGGGACTTACTACATTACAAACTATATTCGACAAGCTCGATTATTCTCAGCGACTATACGGGAAGATACGCCTTCAGGCAATTCGTAAAAACTTCAGTAAGGGTAAAATACGCAATATCCTGGGTCATGAAGCAGATCCTAGATTTTTCTCATCTCATTCCCAGAAATACGCCGTTGCTGTTGAGGAGGGTAACTATTCTACGTCCCAACGTCAGATGGAACTGCAACAGCTTCTCCACTTCAAACAATTGGGGATGGCTATACCTGACAAGTCAATTTTGCGTGCTGCTTTTATCACAAATAAACAGCAAGTAATCCAAGAGATGGAAGAGCAGATGCAACAGCAGATGCAGCAACAGCAGGCAGAAGCCCAACAAACCGAGAAGATGGATAACGCTAAGATCATGGGCATGTTCGCCAAGGCCAAGACTGACATGGCTCGTGAGCAAGATCTTAAGGCGTCCTCTCTAGAGCGTATGGCTAAAATTCAAGATCTCAACGCTGACTCTGTCTATAAATCAAGCAAAGCTGACCTAGAGATGGTCAAGACCATGATCGAACTTGAAGATATGGATCTGCAAAACCTGAAGAGTAATTTAGAACTCGCCGAGTATATCAAAGGGGTAAATTCGGCATCACAACAAATGGCGGCAGCAGCTGTCTAGGAGTAATTATGGCACATAGTAAAGAAGCTCATGCACAGATGCCTGGCGCAATGGGTAAGTTTAACGATGGTCACTGGGAAAAGAAACCGGGCAATGTCGAATCAGCTGGTGGACGGTATGCGTCTGAAATGAATACAGCCGAAGAATATAAGAAGTCAGCTGACGGATTAGCTAACTATGTAAAAAAGCATAGAGAGCAGCATTAAACCACTCATAGCCGTTGGTGAAAGCCAATCTCGGGGGTTGCTAGTGTGTGCAGGCTATGTGCACTAGCATTTTGTTATATCGCGTTACATATGTAAACCATTGAGGATAAGATGGGTAAGACTGTTAAACATAATCCCGATTACCTGAAAAATACAACTGCTGATGTGATCAAGCACGGAAGCGGTAAAGCTGTTCCCAATGATCAATGGGAAGTAAACAGGGACATAACGCCAAAGGGAGCAGACAACTCATGGGGCGCGTTCTTACCTAGAGCCGGTAAGGATAGACCAACGCCGCACACCAAGACTAATGAATGTGACCATTAAGGATCATTATGAAACTTAAAAACCAGGAACCTAGAAAGAGCGCTTTAAAAGCTATCGAGGGGACGCAAAGAAGTTCGAAAAAGTATAAGTCATCTGCTCATGTTAAAGAGGAAAAGGTTAAAGAGTACCGGAAAAAAGATGATGAACGCATCGCTAGGCAATTTTCGGGAGAATCTAAGAAAGAAAGAACTAAAGCGGCTAGAGAAGGATCGAAGCAGTACGAAAAAAAGGCTTCTACGACTGAAAAAGTGAAGTCGTCGAGCAAGCACCTTCCGAAAAAGCAGGAAGTGAAGAAGCGTAGAATAAAAGCTGGTAGCCCCTCTTGGCATCAAATTTAATTGTAGAGAACGAACATGACCCCATGGTTTGAGCGAGTGTATCACACGGAACCCGTGAGAGAGTCAGATTGCGATAGAGAGCACAAGTCTATCGAGCTTTCGGACGAACAGATTTTGCGTCGAACTTGGGTCGATAAAGACGAGATTGCAAGAAATTTCGCAGGGGTAAACGGGGAATTAATTGTAAATTACCCTAGTCCTGGACCTGTTAAAATACATATTGACGAAAAACCCAAGCGTAAAATCCCCGGTCGAAAGCCTAAAAAGACGAGCTGATATGAATGCTAAAAAAACTAGGGTTTCTGCCGGCGAACTTTCAAGAAAAGCTTTGGCAGACGAGACCAAATATGACGCACTAGATATCGGCCACGCTATGGCAGATGATATCGATAAACACCTAGAGGAGTGTATCGAGACACATCTTAACTATACCGATGAGGAAGGCATCCAGTCTTACCGCCTACTTGAGCAATTCTGCGTCGTCATGGTTATCGCTAAGGATAACCTCATAAAGAACGTAATTCGTCGTAAGTTCTATTGCTGTCCGTTCCTGCCTAGTCCACGTCCCAACCAAGCAGTTTTTCTATACACAAAGGCAGCAGGACGTATAACCAAACGCCTATGGGTGTTACCCAGTGATATGGTGATGGCAGAGTTAGCTGAATTAGCAATTGTAGACAAACGATATAAAACCATGCAGGCATGGAGCGTCGCCTTTTTTGAGGGTAAGTTTTGGGAATATATCCGCTATGAAAGCGGCACCACAATGGTATCACAGCAAGAGTATCTCTCACAGCATAGAGAAGAACTTATCCAGTCCGGCTGTAAGCTCCTTAATCCGGACTACACCCAAGCCTTTGATTTTGACAAGGTCAATATCGAAAAGGTCATAGATACGCAGGAAGCCTTGATCGATTAAAATCTTCTGAATCTTCGGATTTAGACAGAGGATTTCGATAGGGGCATCGGCTAGCATAAATTTCATAGTCGTTCGGTAATCGTGAAACTTCTGCTTCAGCTCTTGTTTGAGCTTGATCATGTCAATATCATTTTCAAAATTAACATTGATATTCTCAAAATTTTCTTTTAAATTGTCGATGTCGTTCAAAAGGAGACTCCAGCATGACAGCGTTAAATTCCGAGGCGAAACCACCTGAGGCTCAAGCACAAGATAAACCTGACAGTAATTTGCTACAAAATAATGTTGACACAACATTAGCACAACAAAAATCAGAAGTTCCAGAACAAAGTGGACAGGATCAAGCAGCGGTCATCGAAGATCCGAATTGGAGAGCATTCCGCGAGGCTCGGAAAAAAGATAGAGAAGAGAAAGAAGCGGCAGAGCGTAAAGCTGCTGAAAAAGAAAACGAAGTCGCAGCCTTAAAAGCGGCAATGGAAGCGGCATTTTCAGCAAAATCTTCACCTTCACCGCAAGCATATCAGCAGTACTATGGGATGAATCAGGCCGATCAACCCGAAGAGAACGAAGAACAGCGGATCGAGCGTAAGGTGAATGAACTCCTTTCGAAGAAAGAGGATCAATATAAGAGACAACGAGCTGAGGAAGAGCAGCGCGAATACCCCAATCGTCTGATGAAAGACTTCCCTGACTTCAAGCAGGTCTGTAGCCAGGAGAATCTGGACTATCTAGACTATCATTATCCAGAGCTTTCCAGACCACTACAACGCCTAAATGAGGGTTACGACAAGTGGCATGATACATATCACGCGGTAAAGAAATTTATACCTAACCACTCCACGGCCAGAAAGGAAGCTGCTAGGGCTGATATGAACAGCAATAAGCCGCGCTCCATTTCGAGCACTGGATCATCGCCAACGGGTGAACCAGCTAGAACTGGATGGCAAGACACAGAAGCTAGGCGCGCTGAAAACTGGGCAAGGATGCAAAAAACCATGAAGGGTGTTTAGAATTAATTGATTAAAATAATGTTTATGTATATCGTCTGGATTGACGCTATTTAGGATTCGTCACCCTTCGACTGCACAGTACCTCGTCAGTACGGCTGAAATTAGTTCATTCGCCATGAACGGAATTATCAACTGTATAAACGAGGTTTTTTATGGCTACCGGAATAACCGGAATTCAGAATATGGCCCCCGAATTGCCAGTACAGGCAAGCGAGGACCTACTCTCAACACCAATGTTTAACTTGATCCACAGCTTCGGTGTTGATTTACATCATGCCGAAAGCTACGTGGGCAAAACGACTCGTATGTCGCGCTTTGAGCGCCTATCCACTGAAGGCGGTCAGCTTGATGGTTCGGGTATTGACCCGGCGTCCGAAGTGCCAGTGCGTACCGATATCGATGCGACCATGGAAATCTATGCGAAATCCATAGTTACTAACGAACAGGTCGTGCTGTGGGAAAATTCTAAAACACTAACCAAATTCACAGCTTTGCTGGGACAATGGTTACGTGAAAAAGAAGATCTGCTGATGCGCGATCTATTCGCTAGCTCAGTCTCCTATATCAACGCGACTGGCGGTTTGAACGGAGATCAACCAAGTAACATCTCCTTGAATGACGTTAACAACATCGAAAACATCCTGCTCGGCAACGATGCAAGATCGATGCTTACTTCACTCGAGGCTACTCTGAAGTTCGCTACTGGTGGTGTCCGCGATGCATTCATTGCTCTCGCTAACACAAACCTTTGCGCAGATCTTCAAAAAGTGCAAGGCGTATTGCTCAAAAATGCGTACCCAACACAAGAAGGTATTCGCCCAGAAGAGTATTGCTCTATCAGCAGATTCCGGATCTTCGTTTCCTCTAAGGCAGCTAAGACGCCTGGTATCTCACTGCGTGGTAATACGGTCTATACGATCCCAATGTTCGGTCTAGAAGCCGCTGCTAAAATCGAGCAGAACAACTACACCGCAGTGATTGGATATCGTCCACCTTGGGTAGTGTCCTCTGTTGCACAGAACAGCCAGTTGTATGCCAAATTCGCCATCGCTCGAGCGATTACGAACCAAAACTGGATCTCTGGTTTGAACGTAACAACATTCCAACCTTCATAAGGAGATCAACATGGCGTTTACTATTCTTGACGGTAACAGTTTTACCTCGACAGGCGCTGGGAAAAAGATTCCGGTGCCTAGTTCCGCAGACTACATGAGAGTGGTCAATATGACTCAACTTCCATTGGCTCCCGCAACACCCGTTGTTGTAGTTTCTGAATGGTTTGGACCTAAGTTTGGTGTTGGTGCTAGCGCTGCTAACGACGGTATCCGTTGGAAGAAGTCGGCTAACACTAGTGTCATGAACTTAGATACGTTTGCCACTTCAACGGCATCGAACGGTTTCACATACGTTCAAACCGCTCCAGTGGTAGAAGCGCAGTCAGCTAACGCGATTACAGCTATTACAGCTGCATCGCCTGGTGTTGTCACTCAGACAAACACCTATTCTGATGGCGACATTCTTCAGTTTTACAGCACAACAGGGATGCTGCAACTGGGTGGGATGGCATTTCAGATTTCTAGCACCTCTGGATCTGGCTATACATTGACCGGGTTGAGGGCGGCAGGTTTCGCTTCTCCAGGAACAGCTGGTTTTACACGTCGTATTTCCAAATACGCCGCTGTCGAACCTCAGTTCTTATACATCACCGAGATTACAAAGGCGACACAAGCGGTCGTAAGAACGTCTGTTGATCCTAGTCAATACTACGTTGTCGGTATGAAGATTCATTTTAGCATTCCGTTCTCATTCGGGATGTATCAGATGAATCAGCTCACCGGAACCATCGTAGCGGTATCGGCTGCCAACTACACGTTGACAGTTGATATTGACAGCAGCGCTTTTAACACCTTTGCGTTCCCGGCTTCAACAGCGTCACCGACAGCTGCGCTGTTCGCGACCCTGGCTCCTGCTGGTGCGTCGACACAATTCAACCCTGTAACGAACGTGCAGACCGGATACGATTTCCAGTATCAGCCTTTCCGAACAGGCGAATTCACGCCTTACATGTATCTAGCCGGCGGCGCTCAGTCTCCAGCAGGTGCAGCGTCTGATGTGATTAACTGGATGACGTACAAGCTCGAGTCGTAGTCGATAGGTAAGTTGGCTTTTAGATAGAGGCCCGGGGAGGGGACAATTAGACCCCTCCCCTTTTATGAAGGAATAGGATGGCTAATCAGTATTTACCAGGTGTAAACACCATACCCAACTCGCTAGTGATCACAGCGATCACCAAGGCGATGCCTATGGTTGTTACTACGACACTGGTTAATACTTCGCCAAATCCTAGAGTTAATACCTATCGCGCGGGAATGAATGTGAAGTTATATATCCCGCGACCATATGGCATGTATCAGGCCAACGGACTAGTGGGGACGATACTAGATGTGACAGGGAACGTTTTCGCTCTAGGGATAGATTCTTCTCTTTTCGATACCTTTACCGTCCCGGTTACCCTCGTTGAATCGCCTGCGAGTCTTTCCCCGGCAGGTTCCAGAAACTTGGAGTACGACAACTTTACCAATGATGTTCCTTTCCAGAACTTAAATAACATAGGAAATTAAGATGGCTAAACAATTAATGATGGCAACCGCAGCTGGGGAAACTCACGGGTTGATTAACACTTTGACTAATAGCGTTCCGTTCGATGACTTCAAAAATATGAAACCGGAACACCAGAAAGAGATGCAGCGTCAGAAGAAAGAAGACGCCCGATTCGTTAAAGCAGAGTATATGAACTCGAGGGGGAGACATGAAAGGCTCACGAAACCGTATTGCAAGTATGCTGGGGACCCTATTGAGATTTGGCATTTCATTCCTGGAAAAACTTACGAGGTACCGCTAGGACTAGTGAATGAGGTCAATGACAAGAACAAGATCATGAAGAAGCGCGCAGGCCTTGTGAGCGTAGATGGTAATCCTGTGACTGCCAGCGAAGCGCCTCTAGATAGAGATGAGGAAGGTGATTGGTTACACAAGTTTGTGGCAAGCGGTTTCTAATTAAGAGGTTATAGTATGTCATCACCAGTAGCACAAGCAGATTCGACCTACGTTTTTATCGAGAAAAAGGTACGTCGTTTAACGGCTTCCGCTAGTGAATCGGCCCTATCGAGCGTGAATATCGAAGAGGCTGTGAATACATTCTATAATACAGACTTTCCCTATGCCATAAAGATTGACCAACAGCGGTCAGTCTATAAGTTCCTTACTATCCCAAACGTTGATCGATACCCTGTGGATGTCAACAATCTACAGGGCTTTCGTGCGCCTGTCTATTTCGAAGGGATACAGGGAAATCTATTCAAGAACCGAGATCAGCTTTTTAATCTATACCCTCGCTACCCAACACAGTTCCAACAGGGCGTCCCATCCACTAATGGGGTAATTACTGCCATCCTTCAGCCATCCAATCCAACTCAGATTACGAGCGCCAGTCACGGTCTCTCTACCGGCGACTTTGTTCTGATTGAAAACGTAGGGGGTATGGTCGAACTGAATGGCAATTACTACATGATCACGGTGGTAGATCCTAACACATTCACGTTGGATGGCATAGATAATACCACATTTTCGGCGTATACCAGCGGCGGAACCTGGACATCTACTAGCACAAACGTATCGTTTACGCTATTTGGTAACAACGTTAACCCATTTCCTCAGCCCAACTTCGGGATTTTAAGCACACAGGTCGTCATCGGTGGGATTGACATCAATGGTAATCCTATCCGAATTATGGATGATGGTGGGGGCGTCGTTAACGCATTCGGCATTGGAAGCAACACCACTACTGGTCAGCTCGTATTCGTTACCCAGAATGCTGTGGGCAATAATGTTTATCTTGATCCGACCGACGTACAGACTCCAATATTACCTGCGTTATCCCCTATCGGAGGTCAGAATAACGCTAATCTGCCCAACACGGCCTATCCACCAGCTTCGTTAACAACTCAGTACTGTGGAACCGTCAATTACGTCACCACTCAGATCAGTCTAAGACTTCCAGTTCCCCCCGCTCCGGGAACAATGTTGAACATATGGGCTGCTACGTATCAGGTTGGCAGGCCTTATAATGCTTTGTTTTGGAATAACGAGATCACGATTCGCCCCGTTCCCGATAACGTGTATCTCGTCGAGATAGAGACGTACCAGACTCCTGCGCAGTTCATGAATACATCAAACCATCCCGTCCTAAATCAATGGGCCCAGTATATCGCATATGGTGCTGCACGTGAGATATTAAGGGACCGTCAAGATATGGAAGGGGTAGCCAACCTCGAAGAGGGATTCAAACGGCAGGAGGCCTTGGTTTTAGAGAGACAGGCAGTCGAAGAGATTGGGCAGCCCAACATTACCATGTTCAATAGCACACAGGTCGGATTCGGAGTAGGAAATGGTAATGGGTATGGCGGAGGTGGGTACTAATGGCAGGCTACCAACCTCTTAAGATCACGGGAAACCAAACCGGCCTTGTGGAAAGCCGTGAGGAATTCCTACTGCCCGATGATGCCTACCCAAAACTTAGAAACGCCTATGTATGGCGTGAGCGAATTAAAAGGAAGAAGGGTTGCCTGTTGCTAGGTCGCCTACAGAGGAATATCGGCACTACAGGCGCTGGAGGTAACCTAGTTGTAGTGATCAGCCCTATACCTATTCAGCCAGGGCGAGCATCTTTCGTTATCGGTACAGACATATTTAATGATCCAGGTGGTGCTAGTCCCGTTAACCTATTAACGAATAGCGTTGCCGGAACCGGGGTACTAGATCGAGCAACCGGAACGTTAACTATAGCTAATTCCATTCCACTGACCGCCGTACAGTACTTTCCCGGATTGCCCGTAATGGGTATTCGAACAAGGGAATTGCAGAACGCTCTGAACGACCAGACTGTATTTTTCGACCAGAATTATGCCTACATTTTCAACGGAACAACGAATGCTTTCCAGGAGTTTATACCTGGTACGACATGGAATGCGGCGGCAGAGGGAGTAGACGGAACGAACTTTTTTTGGTCCACGAATTACTGGGTAAGTCAATTACTGATTCCGGGCACAGCAACCCCGCTTTTTACCACATCAAATAGGAAGCTTTTCTGGGAGACGAATAATTCGAGTAATATAACGATAACTCAAGATCCTCCTAGAATTACTGATGGCGTCACATGGGTTCCTTTTTATAACGATACGAACCCCCTGGTCAATTCCCCGTGGGCACAGATAAACTTCGACGCCACACCAACAGCTGTTTTCTTGACCAACTTCCTGTCTATGCTTCCTTTTCGAGGTAGGATGGTTGTTTTCAACACTCGAGAAGGAACGTCAGCCACGAGTGCCCAACAGTTTTCGAACCGGATACGATGGTCAACTATCGGGAACCCCTTTATTCCTTATTCTGCGGGGCCGCCAGCGCGTGGATCTTGGCGAGATGACATAAGAGGCCAAGGAGGGTTTCTTGACATTCCTACGTCAGAGGATATCGTTTCCGTTGGTTTCGTTAGGGATAACCTAGTCATCTACTGCGAACGTTCGACTTGGCAATTGCGCTATACGGGACGGTCCATTTCCCCCTTCCAGATCGAACGAGTGAATAGCGAACTTGGTGGAGAGGGTCCTTTCTCGGCAATTCAGTTCGATACATCTCTCGTCGGCGTAGGCGACAAGGGTATCGTCGAATGCGACAGCTATAAGTCCGAACGCATCGACATCAAGATATTAGATTTTGTGTTCGAAATTCAATCGGCTAATGGTGGACCTACCAGGGTACATGGCATACGTGACTTTATCAACCGGTTGGCGTTTTGGACGATTCCATTATCTGCACAATACGACCCTAGAGTGCCCAATGCAGACTGCATTTTTCCGAACATTCGACTGATTTACAACTACGAAAATGACTCATGGGCGACGTTCGATGACTCTTATACAACGCTGGGGACATTTCAACCGTCTACGAGTCGGACATGGTTAAACACTCCCATCAAATGGGTTAACGCCAACTTCTCATGGATAGGTACTCAGGCGAGGGATAATCCTGACATTGTGGGTGGTAATCAGCAGGGATACGTCGAATATCTTGATCAGCTAACGACTAATGACGTCAGCCTATTTATTTCCAATATCCAGCCGAATACGACACTGCCTACAGTAATAACATCTCCCAACCACAATCTAGTCACAGGTTCCGTTATCGGTATTAGCGGAATCCCAACAGGTTCCCCATATGACAACCTAAATGGCGGTGTCTATGGCGTGATTCTGGGAGACAACGGGAACTTGGACTTCACTAATAAGTTTCGCTTGATGTTGTTTAATCCTGCCACGGCATTATTTAGCACTCCGCAGCTTGATGTGCCAGATGGGGCTTATGTTGGCGGTGGACAGATCAATATCCGAGACAATTTCAATATTGTTAGCAAGAAGTTCAACTTCCTCGACGAGGGTCAAAACATTCAGATGGGCTATCTGGATATCCTTATGGAATCGACTAGCTCAGAAAATCCCGGGGCTATCTCGTTATTTATCTATCTAGATTACAACCAAAATGAGGCGTCTAACACGCTTCCAAATAACAGAATATCCAACTCGGGACCTCCTGGGATACCTGACACATTTTTCAACTCAATTATTCCCACGACTCCTTCAACATTGAATGGAGTTGGGGGGACAAAGTTTTGGCAGCGGGTTTTTTGCCCCACCAGATCTAACTTTTTAACCCTCGAATACACGTTTTCTAATGCGCAAATGGCGGGCGATGAACAAGAGCTAGATGTTCAGATCGACGCGCAAATTTTATGGATCAGAAGGGCGGGACGACTATCACAAATTTAGGAGTAATATATGGCAGTTTATCAACCGGGAATCCCGACAGGACAGGTAGAATTAGATCAGGACTACGTCAATATACAGGGTAATTTTACCCAGCTTAACGTCGTCTACGGGACAGACCACTATCCTTTCGATAATGCCACCCCGAATCAAGGCTTTCATAACCTAGTGACTACGCCATCTGTAGTGAATAACCCGCCTGATGGATTACCTCCCGCTACCGCGGCCGGGATACTGAAACTATATGCGTATCAGCAGTACGCCGCTTTCGGTCCATTGCAATATTCGCGAGGACCGAGCAGCGCTATTCCTACACCACTCACTAGTCTCCACGGTGGTCCAATAAACATACCTGCTAATACCAAAGCTAACATTATAGATTTGGTTGGGATGACAAGGGTTATGCTCAGGCTATCTTATTTCAGCGACATTGCCGTTTCTGGTAACGGTAAATTAGCTAGAGATACATACGTGGCATTTAGTCAAGGAACATCCAATCTTAACGCCTCGACGCCCGTAAGCACTTTCGGCACCGTAATGACTGGAACCGTTTTGCAAATACATAACAACATGGTAAACCCAGTGAATAACGTTTATTGGACGCTGGAATTCATAAGGATTGAATAATGAATTTCTCTGACAGCCAACAGCTAGAAAGTTTCGTTCCGGTTTACGACGCGGCACCCGAAAAGTGGGAAGACGCCCGACCTTTCATTGTCGAGCAACTCAAGCGCATTTCGAATGCCGTCAACATTCGTGAGATAGGGTGGTATCTGGATGAAGAGTTGTTGAGTGGAAAAGCGTTTATACCCGGTACCACAGCTA